AAGACCTTTTACAATCTTACCGTATGGTGTATCCATAATTTTTGCCTCTCCAATAAATTGTTACCATCTGGTGTTAAAGATTGTATCATATGTGATACTCTCTCCAAGTTAACTGTAGGACCGTCTGGATGTCCTAGTTCACCGAATGCTCTCTTTTTTTGGATGAATTCTTTGTTGTATCTGCTCACTTCGCTCTCCAAAATTTCTTTTGGATAGACTCGACCATTTCTATTCTTCATGTTTGATTGAAGAAAGATACCTCTGATTTTATATGACTTTTTACCGTTTTTTTCTTCTACAAGATATTCGGCGTTTTGTACTTCTTCTGAAATTAGTTTCATATGTTCTCTCTTTGTACCAACTATTTATACAAACTATTACCTAAACTCTACAATTAATGTGTAATTATCACCATTTGCGAAGTTTTTTGTTGATAATAGTATATCTCCAGTAGGTGTGGTTGCGTTGTTAGGAACCTCATTACCAGCTGGTCTTAAATCCCAATAACCTTGTCCTGATAATTCTAACATTGTTGCGTTAGTCACTCCGTCCCATAATAACTCTACAGCTGACTTATTGTTTGCCGTATTAATTGAGTACCAAATCTTACTTAACTTTCTAGCACCGTCTTCGGTCATAAAAGTTGTTTCAGAAGCATCAATTTTTTTAACTAGGTTTTCTCCAGTACCGTCAGATTGATTTGTAAGTTTAACTACAAATTTAACACCTGAAGTATCTGCTATTGTTTGTGATGTTACTATATCTGCCATTACTTGTATCCTGCTTCCTTATGACATTCGATTACTAAATTATACTTTGTAACCGTACTGTCGCTACTTAAACTAATATCTCCGATAGGGTCTTGTAGTTTAATCTCATCTGGTTTTAAACCCCAATTTCCTCTATCACTTAATTCTACATTTTTGGTAGGGTCACTCTTAAAAAATACTGTGACTTTACCTGTACCTAATATCTCATACTGCATATTTGCAATCGAAACTTTAGGTTCACTACTCGCATTATTACTACTGACTACATCTACAAGTAATTGTTGATATTCATTACCAACACCATTTGAATTTACAATAATCTTAAAATTATCATCCACTAATTTGGTTGTTGATATAGTCATCTAATTAACTTCTTGGTGAACCGACAGCACTAGCGTGACCATCTGCCAATGTAATAGTATCAGTTGTACCTTTTTCAATTATAATAGAATCACCAGCAGCGTGTAGGTAAATATTACCTAAAGTTGTACCACCAGCTTCTTTTACTATAACAGATTGGGCAGCACCTGTAGCTACACAATGAACAAAATGAGCTAAACCAATGTTGTTAGCATTCGGGTTGTTAATAAATTCGCCCTTAACTATAACTGTTGCCATTTTTATTCTCCTAATTGTTCTTCTAATTCTTTATCGAAATAATCGTAAAGAATCTTAGTATTAATATTATGAAACTCGGCAGCCTTATTTACGGTACCTTCAAACACTTTTATAATATCTCCAGTTTCTTTTTCTATTCTCTCGTAAATATCTTTTACGGCAGCCCTTACTTTAGGACTTAGAGATTTAAAAGAATCCGAATCAATATATAATTCTCTTTCAACAATATTACTGAGCTTGAGTTTCGCCATTATCCGCAATCTCTAACTCTGCTTTACCATCTAATTCTGGTTGACCAGGCGTTACTACTGAACCATCCTGAGCAAATGTGCCAGGTGTTGCAACTTCTGGTTTAGGGTCACTAAATGACTCTGCTTCTTTTGTTCCATTAAATAAAGTAGCAGCTAACTCTTGTCTTTTAGCGTCTAAAGCGTCACCCATTTTATCTCTTAATGCACTTTTAAATGCTTCGCCGGCGTCTGCATTGTTACCAGCTTCTAAATTGTCAATAAATGCTTTTGTATTCTCTGACATTATCTATCTCCTATAAAGTTGTATCTGTAACATCACTAGTTGGAGCAGAAATAATACCGTCATCAATTTCAGATTTGATTTGATTGTCGATATCTTCCATTTCTCTTTCGTTTTGTTTCAGAATGTTTTTTCTCACATATTCTACTGAATAAAATTTACCAATGTAATCACGCATTTCATTTGCTAACTGTAATCGCTCTCTCATTATCTCGGTGTTTTTTAATTCAGCAAAGTGGCCGTCTTGCAAGAAATCATATGTGATACTATCTCTTACACTCTGCCAATCTTCTTCATTAATAATACCTTTAAGAATTAATTGTGTTCTTAAAATATCATTAAATAATTCCGTAAACTTCTTTCTTAATCTTTGAACAAATTTAGTAAACTTCAATTCATCTCTAGTAATTTCACTAGCTCTTCCCATATTAAAGCCAGCGTTTGACTCTAATCTACTTACAGGTACATTTAATGAACGATATAATTTACTTCTAAAGTATTCGATATCTGTAATCTCACCTAGATTTTGACCTCCAGGTAAAGTTGTAATATCGGTACCTCTACCACCTTCTCTACTAGGTAACCAGAAATCTTCCAACATAGACATATAGTTTCTGTCATCTCTAACTTCTCCAGTAGAAGCGTCATAAACAAGTTTATTTCTATACCTTGCCATAACATCTCTTAGGTATTGTTCAGCCTTGACTTTAGGTAAATTACCTACATCAATTTTGAATATTCTTCTTTCAGGCGCTCTTGCGATTCTGTAAATAACAGCAGCGTCTTCAATCATTCTTAATTGATTGACAGGCTTAACCGCCTTTTGCATATAAGATAAGACCATATTTTTATTTTGGTCAATTAATCCAGACGGACAATAAGCAATTGTGTCTGGTGCAATCTTAATGCCACCTGAAGTAGAGTTGACTACACCTTTTTCATTGAATAGATAATATTCAACAAACTCGTCAACTACAGTAAGCATATTAGGACCTGTAACTCCTTCAGGTCTTTTCTTTCTTACTTCTCTAATTCTTTTAATTTTTCGTGGGTCAAGGTATTTTAATTCTGTAATACCTCTTGTAGTAGAGTTTCTATCAATTACTTTTTGATAAAAGATTCTACCATCAATATACCATCTTCTAAAGATGTCATGTCCTTTAGTGTTAAACTGCATAAAAGTCGTAACACTTCTTTAAATTCATCTTCAATTTTTCTTCTCACATCTTTGCCATAAGGTAAATTTTCAACATTCACTCTTACTGCTTCTTTGTTTTCATTCGCCACAATAGCTTCATTAACGATATCTTCTATCGCTAAGTCGCACTCTGGGTGTAATGAGATTTCTCTATATCTTCGGATAAGGTCAGCTTCAGTTTTTGAATTTCCCTCTTGGTCGAGGTATTGTCCAAAATAGCCACCAGCGGCGATGGTTTGTGTACCATCATCCGCTGGAGCTGTAGTAAAGCTTTGCTTTGGATCCGACTGTTTTTTCAGTCTTGATATCGAAAATCCAAATAATTCAGCCATAATATTTTTTCCTTTATTCTTTGTTAGTAATATTTATACTAGTTTTTAAGTAGTAGTATTACTCTCAAAGTATTGATAATTAAAGGTTGCTGTAAATTCTTCAACAGCAGCCGCCTCATCATAGTTCAAATCAATTGCACTTATAGCAGTTGGAAACAATCCTCTTAATGTATAAGATTTGATTGTATTTCCATTTCTGTCTAAGTGGTCAACAAAACAGTCAACTTGATAGTCAACAGGATTAGTTAAACCCTCATTGTCAGTCATGTTGTTGATACCGTTCTGCCATCTTTCAAAAGCGTTTCTTAACTTAAAGTTTGTATCGTTAAGAACCGTGATAGACCACTCATCAAAAGTTCTGTCTCCAGCAATTTTGATTTGTCTTCCTCTGAAAGGAACATTGACTACGCCAACATTCATAGCAGGTATTGTTGTACTTCTACATAAAAAAGCTAAGTCTTCTATTTCGCCACCAACTTGTGCGTAACCTGGAAAAGGCATTGTTACCTTAAACTGGTTACTTCTAGCGCCACCGCCAGCAAGTTTAGCTTTGAAGTCATTAATGTTTGCCATTTTTTATTTCTCCTCTACTAACCTGCTACTTCGTCAAACGAAACGCCGGTTCTT